ATCTAAATAAGCATATGAAAATACACTATCGAAAACCTACCTTGATTGAACAAATGAATGAAGCTATTGCTACATCTAAAAAACCCATAGACTCGTTTGAACTTTCTCAAACAGAATTTCAGTCTGTGTTTAGTAATCTAGACAAAATCTGTTCAAACAACAACACAACATATTCCTACAAAGGCATAGAAATAAAGGTTACAAATGAGTAAAATAAAAGTTTCAGAAATATTTTACAGTCTGCAAGGCGAAGGCAGATTTGTTGGCGTGCCGTCGGTTTTTCTGCGCACATATGGTTGCAATTTTACCTGCAGTGGATTTGGATGTGCGCCAGGAGAAAAAAGCACAGGTGCCGACGAAGTGGCCAAGTCAGTAGAGTTGTACAAGACATTTAACGATCTGCCCTTGGTAGAAACCGGCTGTGACAGCTATGCCTCGTGGCACCCTGCTTACAAACACTTGAGTCCTAGTCTGTCTACCGAAGAGCTAGTAAAGCGCATGCTGGCTCTGACTCCCAACAATGCTTGGATGCAGAACAACGGCAACGATGTACATCTTGTGATCACCGGTGGCGAGCCCTTGCTGGGTTGGCAACGTGCTTATGAAGAATTGCTAAGTCATCCTGACATGGCAGATCTAAAAAACATCACGTTTGAAACCAACGGCACTCAAGAACTACACAAAGATTTTAGACATTTCTTGTTGAACTGGACACTAAATTCCAAGTTTGGCAAGTTTGGTAAACGTGGCCCAGAGGCACTTACATTCAGTGTCAGCGCCAAGTTATCGGCGTCGGGTGAATCGTGGAAAGAAGCCATACGTCCGGACATTGTAATGAGTTATGCTGAGATTGGACATACCTATTTAAAATTTGTAGTCGAAACAGATGCACATGTCCACGAAGCTATACGTGCAACCGATGAGTATCGAGCCGCAGGATTTACAGGACCAATTTACTTGATGCCGCAGGGCGGTGTGGTTGAACCATATGATGCCAACAAGTTGCGCATTGCCAACATCTGTTGCGAACAGGGTTGGAACTACAGTCCCAGATTGCATGTGGACTTATGGGGTAATGGGTGGGGAAAATGACAGCTCAAAATATAAATTCGGCTAATTTAATATTAGATGATTGTGAGTTTGTTGATATATCCGGTAATCATATTCTTAGTTCAGAAATTAATAATCGTAAGAATTTTTTTAAACAAGAATTTTATCAATTACTAAATGGAAATACATTTGGAGCCAGCATTTTTATAGGGCACAACCAATTTGATTTTATTGTTCCCTGCCTTAAGGCTGGATGGGAATTAGGTTGTAATATTTTTGTACATGATTTTCATGTTGGATATGTTGAACATCCAGATTTTAAAAACTTTTATGATTTTATTTCGTTAACTGTGTTCCCTCAAAAAAACACGGTGGTGGAAATATTTCCTTCATCAAAAGCAAATTTACTGTTAACGCAATACGATAAAACTGTCATTTATCCAGATATTGACTATAACATCAATGGCATTATTACAGCCGATACTGTTGCTGTAAAAACACACACCAGCGGTACTACTGGTATGCCTAAAATCATTGATTATTCACATAAGCTGGTGTACCAGCTGACTGACAATATTAAGAAATTATTCAATCTTACTCCAGAAGATCGTCCACTACACTGGAAGACTTTACATCATAGTAGTTTATTTTTGAATTATGCGATTCCGTTGCTGAATACTTGTAAAATTCATTATTGCACTAATTTTGGAATAATAGACAATGATTACACTCCTGAAAACTATGCCAAATCAATTTTTCCGTATGTAGTACGAGAAAAAATTACAAGAGTTCTTATTCCATACGATTGGATACAATTTTTTGATCGCTATCCTGCGGTCGACCTTGGAGGAGTAACTTCACTTCATGTAATTCGCGGACTAAACAAAGACATTGCTAAATGGGTATTGACAAACTATAATCCAAAAGAAATAATCGATACATTTGGATGTTCTGAAATAGGAGTCATGTTTATTGAAAAAATTAATCAAACTAACATCGACACTTATCAAACTGGACATTTTTCAATTGTTGCTCCAGGTCTCAAATACGAGTTCCATGATAGATATGTTGAAGCTGGGTGGGATGGATATGCTCTGCACAAAATTGGAGACATAATGAAAAGGCACAAGGATAAAGTTATCTACAAGGCTCGAAATTATTCTGTGTTGGTCAATGACGAAACTGTATACATTGATAAAATTGATCAATATTTAAGAAAAACATATAAAACTTCACAATTTCAAGTTATCGGAGATATTAAAAATAATAAACTATATCTTGCCACATTTGATCAAAAAATACCAACTGATCTTTCAAAGATAAATCACGAATTAAGTAATAATCTTTCTTCTAATTATGCATTTGAAAATGTTAAATACTTTGATATTACCACCGTACAATCTGGGATGAAGCCTAGTAGCCCAATTCTGTTGTACTCATTTCTTCAAGGATCTAACAATGAATCGACATCTTAATGATAGTCAAGTTACATATACACAACATAGTCGCTGGGCATTTGTAGCCGGTTTACGGTTACTATGGGCTGGTTTTACTAGTTTGTTGCATGCTGTACACCCTAGTTTGTTTCCAGGAACTGCAGCCGAAACTGTAATTGATCTTTATTATTCAAGATTGCACAATCACCCAAACGGTAATTATAAAAAATTAATCAAACAATATAAAAAATAAAAGTAGCCAATTCCAAAATAAAGAAGCAAATTTAGTAAAAACATATTCAGAAGAAACAAAACAAAAAAATGCGTGGGCCAAGATTAAAATTAAAGGGTATTGAATGAAAAAATGTAAGGTGGGATTCATTGGAATTGGAAAATTAGGATTAGACTGTGCCGAAGTATTTGCAGAAAAACACGAAGTACGCGGTTACGACATTTACCCACGCACAAGCAACACAGTAAAAGTATGCGGTATCGAAGAATTAGTCAACGAAAGCGAGTGGATCTTTATTGCTGTTCCTACTCCGCATGAAGAAGGTTACGATGGCAGTGTGCCTAGCAGTCACATGAAGCCTAAAGATTTTGGTCATGAGGCTGTAATAGATGCCATAACCAAGATCAATCACCATGCTACTTCAAGCAAAAAAGTAGTGTTGATCAGTACTGTGTTGCCTGGCACCACACGTCGATACTTTGCACCTAAACTCAGCAACCAACACCAATTTTTGTACAACCCTTATTTGATTGCCATGGGCAGTGTAAAGTGGGATATGGTCAATCCAGAAATGATCATGATTGGCACTGAGGACGGCAATCCCAATGCATTAGCAGGCGAATTGATTGAACTGTATAAGCCAATCATGCAAAACAACCCCAGATACGAAATTGGTACCTGGGATGAATGCGAAGCTGTTAAAATATTTTATAATACCTTTATCAGCGCCAAAATTGGTCTGGCAAATATGATACAGGATTTTGCCATGCGTATTGGTAATATAAATGTGGATGTGGTAACCGGCGCCCTAGCAAGGTCAACCATGCGTATCATGGGTCCAAAATACATGACCGCGGGCATGGGCGATGCCGGTGCTTGCCATCCTAGAGACAACATTGCACTACGCTGGTTGGCTGCCGAATACGAACTGGGATACGACATGTTTGATACCATCATGCATGCCAGAGAAGTGCAAGCAGAAAACCTGGCCAAGTTTTTAGTAGAGCAAGCACAGAAAAATAATCTGCCTGTTGTCATACATGGCAAGGCCTACAAACCAGATGTGCCCTACTGCATTGGCAGTTATTCGACCTTGATCGGGCACTATGTCAAACAAACTGGTCACCAGGTTTGGTACGTTGATCCCTTGGCTGATGATCGACAGGATGTAGTTGCAGATTTTGACCAACCAGCTGTGGTGTTAATGGCACATAATCGATCAATAACTTACAGTAATGTTGACAGTGATCACAACGATCATTTTTATTACAATATCAAATCTGGCAGCGTTATTGTTGACCCTTGGCGCCGATTGCCTCTGGACGTGCCGGGCATAACAGTGCTTCACTATGGAAACACACGCAGATTATGAGTCCAATTCCAGAACGCATAAATCGTCCTAATGGTGCATTCTACATGCGTGCCCAATGGAAGTTGTGCAGAGTTGTATGGCCACATCGCTGTGAAATCACAGGGCGTAGATTGTGGCCTGGAACTTTGGCCTATCGTGGATGTGCAACATGGACTGGTCCAGGAACACCTGTGATTGAATACAAATGGCATGATCGCCAGGAGCATGTAATATGGCAGTTAAAAGAATAAAATTTAGGAGAATTAATGACGTATTTGTTTACCAGTGAAAGTGTCAGCGAAGGACATCCAGACAAAGTAGCTGATGCTATCAGTGATACCGTGTTGGATTATTTCATGCAGAGCCAAGATGAGCGGCAACGTTGTGCCTGTGAAACTTTGGTTACAACCAATCGTGTGATCATAGCCGGCGAATATAAAGGCAAATTTGACGTTGATGCCGTGGAGAAACAAATTCGTGCCACTGTGGCCGACATTGGATATTTTCAAAAAGGATTTGATGCTAGCACATTTGAGTTTACCAATCTCATGCATGGACAAAGTGCAGACATAGCCCTAGGAACCGACACGTTTGGTGCAGGCGACCAAGGTCTCATGTTTGGTTATGCCTGCACAGAAACTCCTAACTATATGCCAGCACCAATCTACTGGAGTCATCGAATTGTAGAAACTCTGGCCCAGGTGCGTAAAAACAGCAAGGCCAATTGGCTAGGACCCGATGCCAAGAGTCAAGTCACATTTGAATACGACAACAATAATCAACCGTGTCGCATTGCCAAGATAGTCTGCTCAACACAACACTCAGACGAACACTCTATTGAATTTGTGCGCGGTGCAGTTGAAGTATTAATCCGCAGTGTACTGCCTGAAAAATATGTAGATGATGCTACAGAATTTCACATCAATCCAACCGGACGTTTTGTAATTGGCGGGCCCGATGGTGATACTGGCCTGACCGGACGTAAAATTATTGTAGACACCTATGGCGGGGCCGCACCGCACGGTGGTGGTGCATTTTCAGGCAAAGATCCCACCAAGGTAGATCGTTCAGCAGCCTACATGATGCGTTACATTGCTAAAAATATTGTTGCGTCGGGTCAAGCTAGTCGGGCCACTTGTCAAATTAGCTATGCCATTGGTCTAGCCAAACCCATGAGTTTTTATATCAACAGCGACGGCGACAATCAACAGTTGCAACGCTGGATCGAAAACAATGTTGACCTTACACCCAAGGGAATCATTCAACAGTTTGACCTGTTCAGGCCCATATACAAAGATACCACTGCGTATGGGCATTTTGGCAAAGATCATTTGCCATGGGAACAGGTAAATTTATTTTAAGGAACAGCCATGAAAATATTAGATAAATTTTTTAAGAAAAAGAAACCAGCAGAGGCTAAAATTGAAGTGCCCAAGGCCAAAAAGAAATCAGAAAAAGATTTGGCCACCGAGCGTGGTGAGCCTTATGTGGACATAGTTAGCATGGATGTAGATCCCGACAACCTACATCAAGGTGCATTTGAACTGGACTGGAACGATAAATTCATTAGCAATTTAGTTCGTGCTGGATACAAAATGAAAGATACCGACACTGATGCTGATTTGGTTGATCGCTGGTTCCAAAATGTTTGTCGTAATGTGGTTTTGGAAACTTGGGAACAAGAACAAGCCATGACTCCCGAACGTGATCGTGTAATTAAAACCCGAAATGTAGGAGATGGACGTAGCGAAGTATCATGATATTCAATCACATCAAACAACTACACGCCGATGGCAAAAAGATTGGCATCACATTTTCAACATTTGACATGTTGCATGCCGGACACATAGCCATGCTATCAGAAGCTAAAAATCACTGCGATTATCTCATCTGTGGTCTACAAACAGATCCCACTATAGATCGTCCCGACACCAAGAACCGTCCGGTGCAGAGCATAGTAGAGCGACAGATACAACTTGCGGCTTGTCGTTATGTAGACGAAGTGGTTGTTTATCAAACAGAACAAGACCTGGTAGACTTGTTGTTGATCCTTCCTGTTAATGTTCGTGTGCTTGGAGTTGAATACGAAGGCAAACCATTCAGCGGTGAACATGAATGTTACCAACGTGGTATTGAACTAGTGTTTAACGGTCGTGATCATTCGTTTAGTTCCAGCAGTCTACGCAGACGTGTAGTAGAAGCTGAAACATTCAAAGCTCTAACAAAAAAATGATCTTACACATTAATGGCGATAGTCATACCGCAGGTGCAGAAGCTGTAAATCCGCATGCATTTGCCGAAGATGATGGAAATTATTTTTATCTAGGACGAGCACCCCATCCAGACAATTTGCAAGTCAGCTGGGGGAAATTATTAAGCGCAACTCTTAAATCTGGTTTTCACTGTTCGGCACAAAGTGCTAGTTCAAATGCTAGAATCTTAAGAACCACTCGCGAATGGTTAGAAGAAAGAAAAAATAACATAGATGACATACTGGTTGTGATACAGTGGAGTACTTGGGAACGAGAGGAGTGGTTACATAATGGTGTGTATTACCAAGTTGGTTCCAGCGGCATTGACGATGTGCCAGTGGAATTACAAGAAAAGTATCGGCACTTTGTGATCGGCACTGATTGGGAATACAAAACCCAACAGTCACATCAAGAGATTTGGAATTTTCATTTAGAACTCAAACAACAAAACATTGCTCATATATTTTTTAACGGCAACAATGATTTCTCCAAGATTTCTCAACGGTTAGATTGGGGTAACAACTATATAGCACCTTATGATCCTTCAATGACCTATGACAGCATAATTCGAAATGGCGGAATTGAAACGGTTGCACCCAATTCGTGGCATTTTGGACGTGATGGTCATAGCTTTTTTCACCGTTTTATGTTACAATACTGTATTGATAACAAATTCATTTAGGATACACAATGCGCTATGTTTTAATTGATACGGCTAATATGTTTTTTAGAGCCAGACATGGTGCTTTCCGCGCTGCCGACACTTGGGAAAAGATTGGTTTTGCACTACACATTACCCTAATGGCGGCAAATAAAGTAGCTCGTCGATTTGAAGCAGATCATGTGGTTTTTGCTCTAGAAGGACGAAGTTGGCGTAAGGACATGTATAAACCTTATAAAAATAACCGTGCTGTGGCCCGTGCTGCCCTTACTGAAGAGCAAGCAGAAGAAGATAAAATGTTCTGGGAAACATATGATAATTTGACTAAATACTTGAGTGAGAGGACCAACTGTAGCGTAATACGTTGTCCAACCGCCGAAGGTGACGATATTATAGCTCGCTGGATTGCATTACACCCCCAAGACGAACATGTAGTAATTTCAAGCGATACTGACTTTGTTCAACTACTTGCTTCCAATGTTAAACAATACAACGGCATTACAGACGAATTACACACTATAGAAGGAATCTTTGATGCCAAAGGCAAACCAGTTATCGACAAGAAAACAAAGGAGCCTAAGACAATACCTGACCCGCAATGGCTACTCTTCGAGAAGTGTATGCGCGGCGATTCAAGCGATAACGTATTCTCAGCGTATCCAGGGGTCAGAACCAAAGGCACCAAGAACAAGGTTGGCTTACAAGAAGCGTTTGCTGACAAGGATAAAAAAGGATATAGTTGGAACAACATGATGCTGCAACGCTGGGAGGATCCGGATGGTGTAGAACATCGTGTGCTGGATGATTATGAACGTAATCGTACCTTAATAGATTTAACAGCACAGCCAGCGGAAATCAAGGCCACAGTGGATGCGGCCATACGTGAACAAATTAGCCACAAGGATATCGGACAGGTGGGCGTAAGATTTATGCAGTTCTGTGGCAAATATGAATTGAATAAGTGCAGTGAGTCGGCCGACAGTTTTGGCCGATGGATGAATGAAACATACAAAGGAGTACTCAGTGACATTAATAGCTAAACCCATAATTGACAAGCAGTATTGGATTCTACAAGACGGCTCACAAAAAGTCGGCAACATTGAAGCCTGTGTTGGCGGTTACCAAGTCAAGATCAATAATCAGATAGCACAGTTCAAAACCATACGCATGGCAGCCCAGCGTGTGAACATCCAGTTTGAATCCGTAGCTAAATCAAACAAACCCAAGACTGCAACAAATCTTGTACACGGATATCCAGCCAAAGGTCAAGTGTACAACCCCATGTGGGACCTGCATCAACGACTGCCCATATATGCCAAAACCGCCAAATCAAAATCATGGTTTGCAGCAGGGTGGTATCGCGTCAAACAGGGAAAAACCTGGGTCACCATGCAAGATCCAAAATTAATTACAATACAACGCTATCCATACCAGGGGCCATTTCACACTCGTGAAAGTGCAGAACAATGAGCAGTCATATACAACGTTTTGTGGATAGATTGCAAGGTCATGAAGCTCGTGGCTCCAAAGACTTTATAATGAGTCTGTCTGATGCCAAGAATTTACACGCAGACATCACACGACTACTGGTTACTCTGCAACAATTTCAAGAACAGGCAATCAAAACTGCAGAATCTGATCAAGTGAGCACGGTGCAAATAAATGGAGGAGAGTTCTAAATATTAGCATATTATTGTCATAAATAAATGCATGTCGAGACCCAAACCCACAGTGCTGATCGAGCAGACCAACAAAAGCACTTACAAAACCGAACAAGTACTGGCCAGCGAAGGAGTATGGGCAGTATTTTACGAAGACAAACCTATTAATCTCAAAACATCAAATCTCCTGGTACAATATCCAGGCCCCAAATACAAAAAAGTTTCATTCAGCAATCCCGGTCATGCCAAAAACTTGGCCAAGAAACTCAACACACAATTCCGTACCGACAAGTTTACAGTTGTGTTACTAAATACCGGCACACAGGTTTATCCGTGAAGTGCGTGACAAACAACGACTCACACAAGATCTAATCAATCTACTGCCGGACAACAAAAAAATCAGTCTGGATCAGGCCATGAAGACCTGGTGGTTCAATTTGAGAAAAAACGGAGGCATGCGTCTAACTGGACCTGGTCATCTGACTTTTGTGAAAGATCTCGAGCTTGAACACTATGAGCATGCCATCAACAATCCCATGCTGTTTAATCAACACACTATCCTGGACCTGGATAGGAAAATGCAGATGCCCTACTATATCGCGACCACCAAGGGCATACCAAAAAAGATAGTTTTTTTTGGCACCAAAGAAGCAGTCGTGGTCAATTTGTATGGGAATTTACAACAATTTCTTGACAATTATCGACCCTGATGTTATACTTTAAATCAGGGCCTTTAGCTTAATGGTAAAGCAATCGACTCATAATCGATGGAGTGAAAGTTCAATTCTTTCAAGGCCCACCAGACATAAATATCTACACTATGGAACAGAATCAAAAACCCGTGGAACGATACTACTACTCAGAAGCTGAATGGACAAGACTAGGGTGTGGTCCTTTGCCAGAAAAACGCAAGCGTGAAAATTTCCAACAAGCCCATGCAAAAGGCAATCCTGCGATTGACGGAAAGAACGTAAAAGGTTACAATTAATCATGTTGATACTGGCCTGCATAATCCTAGCAGGAATCATTGTATATGTCACTATGGAATGCAAGAATTGGAGGGATCCAGGATGAATCAAGATTACACATTTGCCATTGGTGTTGTAGTAGTGCTAGTGGCATTTTTATTGATATTATAGTTTCCACGTTCTCAAAACGTGGTGGTGGGTCGGACTTAAAGAAATTCGTTGAAGGTAGAAGTATGGTGAGCAAGACTCGGGTGCAACCCCCGACATCTCCACCGGAGAGTATTGGAATAGTATTTTGCGGTGGGGATGAATTAGTATCGATTGGCGCTAAAGGGCTACTGGAGGATCGGCAAAGCAGAAGCCGTAGGATTAGGGATTCCTAATTGTAGAAGCAAAACCATGTAAATGCAAAAACATCTACAGGCGAAGTTGTTGTTTCTGGTAAGAACTTCAAGTTCTCTGCTCGTACAGCACAACGCCAATCTTTAGCAGTTTAATCACTGCTTAGGGCAGGACATGCCTCGTAACAGAAACTACCAGAACCCGCTTCGGCGGGTTTCTTTTTGACTATATCTTGTTGGGTTTTAGTGTGCTGAAAACAATGGGCTGGTATTCATAGCTTTCGGGACAGAATTTGCACTGTGGAATCACACGGTCTATGTTGTCCAGGAATTCTGCGCCGCGAGTGTCCCATTCATCTATGCCAAGCCCACGACCGGGTGCATGTATAATAGACCGATCTTCATCTGAAATATTAAAAGGATACTGATCATCAAATTCGGCCATGAGAGCTACGGGTCCGCACTTGTAAATTTTGCCACGAATCATGTGATAATTTTTAAACCGTCGAAATGTACAGTTTTCGTGTGCCACGTCGGGATCACTTTGGTATAGAGTACGTGTACCGTCAGAATTTTCTATGATGTTGCTTTGAACAAAGCGATTGTTGTTCCATACATGGATGTATCTCTTGTTGACATCAACGAATTGCCATTGACTGCCAACAGGATCATTGGGATTTTGTGTTTCTTGAATTGGGTGTTTTAAAAAGTTTCTAATACGATTAAACAAGGGTTCCCTGTGTTCTTCGGAGTGTAGGCTTATTCCGAGCCAATTTCCTTTTACAGGATCAAGCACATCGTATAATCCATCAACCAGATCTAATCTGGTGCCATTGCTCTGCACCTGAACTCCGCTGTGGGTTGGCCACAAACGGTTGACTCCTGCAACCCATTTTGCAATGTCAGGATTCAGCAAAGGTTCACCACCTAGAATTACCGGATGTCTGACATCAATTTTTTTTGCCCACTGTTGAAGCACTAGTTTTGCTTCGTCCCAGGTCCAATGGCCTGCAAATTTGTAGTTGTTGTAGCGATTGCAACCACTACAGGTCAGGTTACAAACATTGGTAATGTAGAATTCTAATCGATCTATAAGTATGCGTTGTGTCATCTATATTACTTATATCCAGACTGGTTGACAAGATATAAATAGCTCTATATAATACTACTATGTTGAATCGCAAAGTGACCCATCTTGTACCACAAGCCAATTTAACCGGCGGTGCAGATCTATGGTCAATTTGTGAAGGACACAGTTGGGGTAGCGAATAATAGTATAAAACAACATACCATATTCAAAACCTCGAAACTTAAACACTTCGAGGTTTTTTATTTAGAGCAAAGAAAATGATGAAAATAGATTATGAACAATTAAACAATCGGGTAGTGCAACAGGCATGCGAAATCAGCAACTTGGTCCTGACCAATGAAATGAAAGTGCGCCTGTTTCAGAACAAGATTGAGCGTGCTGAACAGATGATCGAAGCACGAGCGGAAATTTACTACAGGACTGACCGGTAAACAGAGTCACAGGTGGTTGCAGGCAACGAGGGCCTGTGTTACACCATAAACAACACAAACGGGCGGCCTAGGTGATGGAGTTACTCTTGTGTAACAATAAACCCTAGCGTATTAAAGTGTATTGTGGTGCGTCGATCCAGCGTCTAAGAGGATGAAAGCAGTACACTTTAATACACATACTCTAAAGAGTGTGTTAAATAAAAATCATGCAGATATGGATATACTTTAGTCCCGGTTCCGGAGGCGATGGCTTTGCTAATCTACTAGAGCAAAGCACACAAATTACAAAATTTGATGATCATTCCGGCGCTTGGAGAATCCATCGGTTTGTTGATGATCAACCAAAATTTTTTGCACCTGTAATAGATTCAAATCATTATTTTCGTCATCGACCAAGAGGTCGATTCAACTTGCAAAACAACCAACTTGTACAATCATATGTTGATTGTGTTTTGCAAAATAAGAATATAGTGTGTACTTCGCATCATGTGGAATTACAATTCTCAACCCTGCATGACTGTCAAGAAATTTTGACAAAAGACTTGATCAAAGTGTTGATAAAATGCAATGATCCAAAGCGCAGTTGGCAACTGGCCACAATTAAGAACCTTGATGCAATTGCAGTTGAATCGATATCTAGTAAACCATTGTTGGTCGATGTAAATCAATACAATTATGTATTAGACATTGATCAAATACACAGTGATTGGGATTACGTAAAAAAATTTTGCAACGATCTTGGCCTTGAATTGCCCGAATCA